TTAAATGTTCTGTCTCCTATAGTGTATTCTTTTGCTTTATCAGAGACAATGGCTCGTATAGCAGCAGAAATATTTGCCAGATCTGTTTCTGCGGTAGTCCTATAATCAATTGCACCTGGTGTACCAGAATATTCAAGCTGTTGTTTTACAGTAAGACTACCTTGTCCTAACTTAAATTTTTCTGCTGACTTAGAAACTATTGCACACCAATACCAATCACCTGCATCGAATCCAGCACTATCTGTTGCACTAATAGTAAACTGCCATCCTGTATTAAATGCACTACCTACACTTATGTGTCCTTCACCTGCTGTATTAGTTCTTAAATAATATGTAAGTGTCCAATCAGAACTAGTTGCATTTTGATTAAAAGGCACAGTTGTTGCCTCATCTCTCCACTTAACAGTTTCACCTGCACTTATAACAGATGGAAGATCAGATACCCACATAATGACCTCTACCAGTTAGTAACATAATCAGATTGTACATTCTTTGGTCTTATTCTACCTCTATTTGCCTTAGAATCACTATTTTGATTTTGATATCGTTTTTCTAGCTGATTCCATAATGTTCTGCGGTCATACAATTGATACAAACGATGTAATGCTGCATATGCATAAACCATCTCATCTAACGCCTCATTTCTAACACCACTTTTCTTTACCCATACTCTGTCAAACTGATATCCATTACGTTGTTTTCTTATTTCTCTTTCTGCTGTAAGTTCTTCAAAATAATCAGACGTTATAGTCGGATAAAAATGCAAAGCACCTTTACCTGGCTCTGCTTCTTTTAATCTTCTATGCATCTGCGTTTTTATTTTATTAACAGCAACAGAAAATAACATCACGCTACCTCTTCTTGTTTTACCTGTAGATCCATAATCTATTTTGTTTGGCTTACTTAAAAATGCATCGTTGCGAAGTTTGCCTATACCTTTTATTGCTATCATTCCTAATTTTGCTCTTTCTCTTACATAGTTATAAACTTCATCAGTAAAGTGACCACCAGTATCAATAGCAGCTACCTCGATACGCATTTTTATTCCATTTACATTTGTATATGGCGTTTGTAATATCTCATCTAGCTGTTGCCATACATCTGGTCTAGATGGCGAACCATATATTTTTACTCTATCTAATAGAAAAAACTCTTCATTTCTACCAGCACCCCAAACAGATAAACTAAGTCTGTCATCCTGTGTATCAATACCAGCTAACAAAACTAATACATCTTCTGGCGGTACACCTTTTTCATAATCTTCTTGTGCTGATTTATCCATAAGTGCATTAGCACCTACCTTAGATTCGTACTCATCTTGCCAAACCTCTCCCATAACAGTGTTATAAAACACACGCAATTGCTCTGGATTGTCTTTTGATGCCATCCATTCTTCTGCAAGATTAGACCAGGATGCATTTGGCGAATAAGAATAACCTGCCCATATATGAAAACCAACGTGCTTACCATTACCTTCCGCAGTAGCTCGCCATTCTCCTCTTTCCACCATCCATCGTTTTTTGCTGTGTGGTATAAAAACACCGCACGATTTACAGCAATATGAGGCAGTATTTACGTCATTTCCTTGCCATTTTATGTTAAACCAAACAAAATACTGCATTTCCCCGCATTCTGGACACGGAACATAGTATCTACGTTGATCTGATTCTTTAAACAACTTTTCTATGCGTGAAAAATCCTCAACAGTAGGTGTAGAACCTGCAACTATTTTTTTATTCCAATACCACTCTGCCCTTTTCATACCTAGTTTTATCTGATCACCTTCTGTACCTGCACCACCTACAGGATATCCATCTACCTCATCAAAAAGAACTATACGTCTACTAACTCTTCTAAAACCACGAGCAGAGTTAGCACCAACAAGGCCAAGAGTACCACCAGGAAACTTTTTCTGTAATAAAGTATTCTCTCCATCTTTTGCTTTTGCCTCACTTACCAAACCATGCAAACAAGGAGTGTCTCTAAGCATTGGTGCAATCTCTTCTTTAGAATATCCAGTTGCATCTTCAATAGTTGGCTGCACAATCATCATTGGACAAGGATCTTGATGTATGTGATAAGCAATAATATGATTAAGAATTTTAGAATATCCAACTCTCGCTGATTTCATTACTGTAACCTGCTCAATATTAGGATCAGTAATCGCATCCATAATGCCTTTCTGATAAGGCAGTGTTCTCCAACGACCACCTTCAGCAGAACTCTCTACAGACAGATATGCATACTCATCAGCCCATTCACTAAGACTAAGTTTTTTAGGCGGTCTAAATGCTTCTAACGCAGCTTTTTCTAGCTCTTGGATATTTGTCATGCAGCCTGTGTATCAGCTATCTCTTCCAAAGACTCTCTAACAATATCTTCTAAACAATTCATAGCAGATACATCTAAATCAGGTATGCGTTGTTTTGCCTTACTAGGTATGCCTAATACTTTTGTCTTAGCTAGTGCGATCAACTGCAACCATGTTGCTTTTACTTCTTTGCTACTAACTAGCTGTTCTTCTTTCTGCTTGCGTTCTATCTCTAACAACTCTGCTTTTAGATGTTCTGTTCTAGCACGACTTTCTTCATATGCAGGGATATCTGAAACAACTGCCTTCTGTCTTGGTTTGTAATAATTATTAGCCTTTTTCATCTGATTAGGATGATATGTTTTTTCCCAATCTTCTACAAAAGCATCCTTATCTAACATAACTTTCCCATCGTTATCTACAACAGGAGTAAGTCTGCCCTGGTTAATAGCCTTATATACCGCCTGTGGAGTTACGTTCTTTAATCTTGCTGCTTCTGACCTACTGATTAGTGCCATGCGATTTTTTGTAACTGTCTTGAGGTTACATTAGCAAAACATTTGTAGTCGTGGTATAATTCCGCATTTTTATTGAGAAATATTTGCTTATTGAGAATAGTTTTTGTAACCAGATTGTTATATTGGGCGATTTTGTAACTACATTGTAAATTTTGTGCCTAGAAAAATTTTGCGGCTCGAAAGTACCA